ATGTGCTGACTTGGCAGATTCCGTTATACATCATATCCTTCAGCAACCCTATTTTATAAGCCAGCACATCGTGTAACCTTTGTATCTCTTCCGCTACTTCTTTCGTCTCTACATTTACCTCCGGGTTTACATCTATCCCGTTAATAAAAGCCTTTAACTGCCGGACTATATCATCAGCCTTTACATGATATACATTGAGTTCCTGCTGAAACAAATCTGCAAGCTCTTCTTTAATTGTGCTGACTATTTTTATTTCCTTCGTTATCGTTTCGTCTTTTATGTTCCTGACCTCACGGCCAATATCCCTGACTTCTTCGCTTAGTTCATCCCGGAAGCCATTAACCAACTCCTTTACCTCACTCAAATCAATCTCTTTTTCTTCCGGCCAAACCATTTCAGCCTTTACTCCTGTCTTTGGTATCAATCTATCATTGGCATCTCTTTTAGCTATCAGAACATGAGTGCAGCGGCAGTTTATTATTGTTGCGGCCTTGTCCCTCCTTGTCCCGATTGCTTTCGGATCACCGGGCTGCATCAGCTTTACTCCACTCACCGGGTCATTAAACGGCTCATTATAATCAACCACCTTCCCGTCAAGCCTCACATGGTTTGCATGGTCTTTCGGGTCATGGCCCCTTACTCTCATATCACTGGCCGAAATCCATTCTTTGTTTGTCTCATATTCATAAGTCTTTCCTGCCGCCATCGTTCCCACATTCGCCGCACTGTTAACCTCCGTCCTGACTATCCTTGCCGCCTGCCATTTCTCAAAGCCCTTTTCTTCTATCTCCCTGGCAATTTCCTCAAACGGAGTTCCTTCGCTGATGGCTTTACTGATTATAGGAAGAAAGTATTCCCGCATTGTTTGAACCGCCCCGAATGTGATATGCTCCACAAGGTGCAACCTGAAATAATTCAGTATCTCATTCACCCAAATCGCATTGAAGCCAAACCCCTTTTGCTCCATAACAATTTCAATATCCTTTCTGCCTTCGGCTTTCTTCAGTTGCCTTGTCTCCTTATTGGCATAAAAAACACCTACTTGTTTGTAAAGCCTTTCCACCGCTGCTGACAACTCCGGGTTGCTTATCTCATTCCAGCCGTTCACATTCCCATTCTCTTTCAAATGTTTTATCAAAGAACTTATCTGGCTTTTTATAGCCTTTTGAATGGCCGGCTTAAACTTTAATTCAAACCGCCTGTTTATTAGCTCCGTCTGCCGGATATATTGCTTTCGTTCCGTTCTGTTCATGTTCAAGTCTGTTTCTCAAAATCTCTCTCAAAGCATCCCTCCTTTGTTTTTCCCTTGCACAACCCCTTTCACGATCTGTCACCGGATACACCCGGTAAACCTCTTTATTGATTTCCCGCCAGGTCATTATTAAGCTCATTATCAATTTCATTCATCTCTAACTCACTCAAAGGCTGCGCACCGTTAGGATCCCTCCAGGGTTCATCATACAAAGGATTATCAACCGTTTCAAGTCCTAACAATTCAAGCTGCCTGTTTGGTGAAACTCCCAACGGACCCAACTTGGTAACCCAATCCACTTTGTCCTTCGTGTTTTCTTCCAGCTCTGTGTAACAAGTTTGGTCAAAGTCAACGTAAATATTTTTCCCTTTATAGCCCCAATCTGTTTGTAGTTTGTTATTAAACCCATCCCGGAAACTCACCAGTAACGGTAAAGCTGAACGGCTGGTCAATGCCTTCTCTGCTTCTTTTACGTTGTTATATGTTTTTTGTGTCAGGCCAAGTAATTCAGGCGGCACTCCGAAAATATTACACAACATCACGCCGTCCCATTTCTCGTTTTCAATGATCTGCATCTCCTCCGAACTCATGGCAAGGCGGGTATAACTCATTCTGTATGCCGCCGCCGCTATCTTTCCCCTTGCATCCGTACCGGAGTACTCAGGACTTGTCAACAGCTTTTTTATCTTGCTCGCTTGCTCACCCATCACTGCCACGTTGCTTTCGTTCACCAGCTCAGGACTTATATCCGGGGTTATTATCCCGTCTATTCCCCTATTTTGAAACGTTGCCGTTGCCGCATCCATTGAACTGTTGTTCCTTGTGTACCTTTTCAGCGCCGCCTTTAAAGGACTTAAGCCGTACAACTGCTGGCCGTTTATATCCCACTCAGGATTGAAGTACTTTTCATGCAAAACCTGCTCTTTCGTAAAATCTTGGTTCCATGTGAAAAGTTTATACCCAAGTGGCCGTGCCGGGAAGTCTGTAGATGCTACTATCGTAATGTGCTGACTTGGCAGATTCCACAAGTACATCGGCTTACCTCCGTCTGCACCCTTATCCAGCATTTCAGCCCAAATAAACCTGTCCCCGGTTATAATCTTGTATAAGGTCCCGGATGTAAAGAACTCCTGAAAAGATTCCTGCTCATTTGGCCGCTTCAGTAACTGTGCCAGCCTTGCATCGCCTTCAGTTAGTTCCAAAGCCTTTGTTTTCAGGTCAAGAGCCTTCTTAAAGTCATCGGAAGTCATATCTTTCTTCCGCATGATGGCCTGGTACTGTTTCAAAGAGCTTTCATCAACTACTTTATACTGATTCCATTCCGGCAGCCTCACTTTATCCGCAATGATCTGCACAATGGAATAAATTATGTCGTTGGTCAGATACCCGTCATCCAGGTATGCCCTTTTATTATCTGCCGGAGAAATTAGCTGCCCGCCTACAATCTGAAAAATATTGCGCTGCTGATAACCATTTATCCGGGATAAAAATTTTTTGCCAAGTATTAAACGCTGTAAAAAGTTCATGTTGTTGTTATTCTGCCCATGCTACTAATTGAGGCGAAAGATCAAACCACTCTCTCATCATCAGGGTATCACTGAAATCCGGTGACCTTCCTAAAACCTCTTTTACCTTGTCTTTTGGCACCACTGCCTTCTTTGTGTCTTTATCCATGTTATGCTGTTTTACTTGCTCCAACTCCTCAATTATCGTTTGTTTCAGCATTTCGTCACACTCCACATAAACCCAACCTTTATTTATCCGTTCAGCCAGCCTGAAATAACACTGAGACTTCAGGTTGACATAATTTTCTGCTTTTACCTGGTAGCCCACAACGTTTGCCCTCGTTGTGCTTACCACCAAAGGAGCCGAGTTGTTTACAAACCCTTTGCACTTCAGAATATCCACTACCCCACCTCCCACTCCGTCCTCATCCGCTATTATGTTACTCAGCTTTACCCCATTTTTCTCTTTAAAGAACTTTATCTTTTCGGCACTTTCTGTTACACTCAGGCCATGAAAAGCATACATCTTAACCCTGAATCCATCCCATACACCTATCACCGTTTTATCACTCCCAAACCGGGCTATGTCCGCCGTGATATACTTCTGCCCGGTAGCTACATGTGTATTACTGAAAATGTCAATTATACTGTCGTACTCAATCAGCGCCGCCGGATCATCATCATACTGCCAGTTACCGTTCAAAAGTCTCTCCCGGCTATTCTTGTCTAATCCCTTCAGGCTTTCCACATAATGTGGGCTGATATTAGGATTATCCGTTACCAAAGCCTGAATAAACTTTCTGTCCGCCCTTAACTGTCCCTGCTGGGCAGGCAGGTAGAAATCGTAATAAGCCCATCCCTTTGACGGGTTGCCGGTCATAAGCAGCTTTGGTATCAGGCCGTGTTCATCCAGCTTAAACCTTATCCTTGACTTACATATCTGCTTTGCCTTGCTGGTTACCTGCGGTGCCTCGTCAATAAAGGCATCAGTTATTTCCAGCGAACCTAAACTATCAAATTCCGGGTCAGATGGGTAGCTGTACAGGTCGGCAAGGATTATCTCTGAACCATTTGGAAACTTTATGATACTATCCTGGTGGTTCAAAAAATAATGAACACCTGATTTTAAGCCCTGTATCTTGCACACTTCAAAGAACGAGTTGAGGGTTGTTTTCTTAAGGTTCTTTAGTTCTGATCTCCCGATAAACCCCCGGGTACCGGGATATTTCAACCGTCTCTTTAGCTGCCAATAGCACCCGATAACTGATTTTCCACCGCCTGCAGCACCACCGTAGTATAGCTCAGTTGTGGTATCATCTTCA